GCTTTTGAGTCAAAGTAAAAGACACTTTTCGTTTGCCGGATTCTATAATAGATAATGTGCTTTGTGCTATACCTAATTTTTCAGATGCAGTAGTTTGATCTTTATCTATATACTTTACTCTGAAATGAGCAAACCGTTTAGCAAGATCTGTATTATTTGCAATTGTAATTCCTTTAGGTTTGTTTAAGAATGCAAGACGTTTATTCAATGCTTCAATTCGTGCCGAATATCCATCCAACTGCTTTTGATATATCCTGCCATCACTTATAAATCTTTTGATTCTCTCCTTCCGAATGAAATCAAGCTTTTTCTCACTATATTCAGGACGTACTTCGATGTACTTTTCTATATTCCGACTAGCTTCAAGATCCGCAATTGCATCAGGTACAGCTTCAAGTTGCTTCTTAACAAACTCCTGCTTCTTTAAGATCCTGTTTTTTCTATCCTTTATTTCTTCTACGGTAAGTCTGATTGTCGGCTTGCCTACTACATTATCTGTTGTCATTTTTATTCTATTGTAAAGGTAAAGTCTATGGTGGTCCAGGTCTTTCGTAATCCCAAACCAATATGATAAATTTCTAAGTACTCAAAGCATACGCCCTCGTAATAAGCCTGATCCATAATTAGCTCCAGCTGCGTGGACTGCTTAAGGATCCTAGCGTAGTTCGTGTTGATCAGGTTCAAAATCAATTTCTCATCTGCATTACCATTTTTATCATAAATTATTCTTGCTTGTACATCAATTACATCATTCAGTTCAAAGTTATTCATTGAGTGTGATAATACTCCTTTCTTAGGCCATAAAGGGGAACCGGCTAAGTGACTGTCATATATTATATGCATCGCTGCAGAAGTCACTATATTAATGATGCCTCGCTTAACTTCATTCTGCTCCTTCTTCTGCGCAATTGCTATTTGTCTAGGGGTTGGCATTATTGTTCAATAAAGTTTAACCCTTCAAATTCAAAAGTTGATTTTATACTCCCGATTCCTTTAGTTGGAGAAATTCCCCAGAATATCACTGTTCCTGCAGGTTTGTAATAATTTTCCTTCAATGTGCCATTGATCTTAAAGTTCTCTCCAGATTTTGACCAGCTCAATGTCTCATTCCCATACTTCAGTACTTTCTCTACACTGGTCCAAAGTGTAGCATCGCCGCCAGAGGCAAATGATATATGAACGTATTCCTGCCTGCCCTGGCTATTTGTTTTCCATCTGGCATCATATTGTTTACCTTCAATAGTAAACTCAGGTTCCGGGTCTTTTTTCTTTGAACAGGCTGCCAAGAAGATCACTAATAATAGTATGTATGGCTTCATATTAAGTTCTTTTATCAATCCAGCCATTAATCAACCAAATATTCTTTATATCTGATTTCGGCAAATCCATATCATCATAGTTGCTGTTCTCACTTTTCAATAAAAAATGTGTGCTATTATTTTCATGCCTCCTAATATATTTCAGATACCTTATTCCATTGTGACAGGTAATTCCATATATCTGCCCAAATTCTAAATGACTTTTCCAATTTTCTAATTTCGTACCAAATAGAATATTGCCGGATTTAATTCTCGGTTCCATACTATCACCAAAAGCTCTAAACGCTGTACTTCCTGAAAATTCCGGTACATCCATGTAGTATTCAGGATATATAGTTTCATCTACATAATACAGTTCAGCGTTGCCAGCTATGAAATCTGCATTATAAAATGGAATAAGCCCTGCTTTATTAACCTTATTCTTGGTCGCTACTCCGTAATCTATATTTGGTTCTTGCGCTATAGAATCGGAACTAATTCCAATTTCCATAATTCCTTTTAATTTTTCTAAATCCTCAAATTTAGGCTTCCCTTTTCCTTTAGTCCACTTATACATACGGTCCGCAGGTATCCCGGTAGCCCTTTCAACGTCTTTGACATTCTTTGTCTTAAGATACTCTATGGCTTGTAAGGCCACTGATTCTGAGTTCATTATCTATTGTATTTTTAATAGTTCCAATTTATTTTAAAATAGTTCCGATTTTATTTGGTTATTCGGAATAAGTTCCGATATTTGTATTGTTCAATAACAACAAAGGTACAATATAAACTTAATCACCCATATAGCAAATACTTACTATCATGAACTCCCTAATCAACAACTACGGTATACCGACACTAGACTTTGAAGTTGGTATACTTTCAAAAAGAGAAATCGAAGTGATCGAACACTCTTTATTGCAAGACCGGGCAATAGCCTCAGAATTAAACATCAGTTACTATACTGTTATTAATCACCTGAGGAATATACGCTACAAAACTGGTTTATACAGTAAAGAGCAGATAGTATACTTCGCTACTAAAAAAGGATTAATCAACTAAATATATGGAAGAAATCAAAATTGAAAAAAGTCCTTCATGGACTACGGTACTTACCACAATGAATGTAGGTAAGCAAATCCTGGTAAATCTCTCTAAGAGAAACACCATAGCGCCATTAATCAGTAGACAACTTTCATTGTCGCATCCTGATAAAGAATGGAAAACTGAAAAAAGGGATGCCAACACATTCACAGTTACCCGATTAAAATAAAGCCTCTGCCCGTCGCCAAACAAAACAGAGGCCATTTAACCACGCCAAAAACGTACAGTTATGTCAAAAGTAATTAAAAACAAGTCGCTACACAACGGAATCAATTCTAATGCTACCAATGGTGCATCGGTTGTAGCTTACAAGTTACGTGCTATCAAATTAGCATCAGATTTAAGGAGGGTCGGATCATGTTAGTAACATCTGATAAACCGGGCTTAGAGAATCGTATGGATTCAGCAGCCAAGGCGATCATGGTCAACGCCATTGATGCACAACAAAACTACATCCGCAAACAGTTCGATGCCGCATTCACTGACAGCACAGCATTAGGTGCAATCAAAGTAGCTGAAATGTTAGGCTATACCGAAATGGCTGAAGAAATGAAAGCTGATTATTTCACTGAAACTGGTAAGGAGGTAGCGTAATGGGAGCGACATACACAAAAGGAGAATGGAACGTAGATTCCTGTGCTGTTAACGGAATTGTAATTACCAATTCAAACGAAAGTCAAGCTATTGCATTCATTCCTGTTAAATCTGAAAATGCAGAAGCGAATTCTAAATTAATACAGTCGGCACCTGACCTGCTCGAAGCACTACAATCATTAGTAGCATCAACTTATAACGGATGCTCTAGAAAAGAATCTCAGGAGCAATTAGAGAAAGCAGAATCAGCAATCACCAAAGCATTAGGAGGAACCAACTCATGAAACCTAAAATGTCACTCGAAGAAGCTAGAGAAATAGCATCTAAAGCAACTGCATCCGTTTCACGTAGCAAAGGAATCAAAGTTGACAGAATGGTTTACATGGCGCTTATCGCGGTAGCCACAATCATAGGAGGAATCATATTATGAATGGCGTTACGATAATCGAAACTGATAAGCTAAACGCTTTATTCGAGCAGATGGAGCAAATGATTGCCTACGTCAAAGCAGCTACTCAGAAAACACCATCACTACTAACTACAGCGCAAGTTGCTGAAAGGATGGGTTTGAGTGTATCCACTATTGAGCGTATAAAATCTGACATAGGCTACGCAACTATAGGAGGAAGGTACATGTTCAAGCGTACCGATGTTGAAGCACATATTGAGGAAAATTACACTAGGAGAAAAGCATCATGAGAATCACATCTAAAACTACCATCGAGGAATATGAAGCTTGGCTTAATACATTCCCTCCACTAACTGAGATTGCTCGTGTATCGCGTATTGTGTTTGCTTCTATAAGAAAAGCATGTGATAGGATCATTAGTGCACTACGCAACAAGTCCTGTACTTCTGGAAGCATTGCAACTGGACCACGTATTAACCACACAAGATTCCCCCTGGAATACAATAGAAATATTGCAATGCTATCTAAGAAAGACAACCTATTCCAAACCAACCATTTATTGTGGCGATCCGAAATCCTTAAACGAAAGATAATGGAAGCGCTAGATGACAATATAGGAATGGAACAGACGCTACACTCCGCACTAGAAATATTATCAGGTAAAGAAACTAATTGATTACACACACTCTGACCGAAAGCGATGGGGTAAAAATATAAAGCAATGGAATTAGAAATAATAGAGCAGCCTCAATTAATGCAGGTAGCTAAAGAAAGTAAAATAGAATTCACAAAAGCAGAAGCTTATGCTGCCGGATACGCTCCGTTCATGATGCAGGTGAATGAGTTGTCTCAGTCGTTAAAAGAGATCGATACAATCAACCCGACTACTAAAGATTCTAAAATAGCTAGAGCGCAACGATTGGCAATAGCAAAAGTTAGAACATCAGCAGAAGCTAAAAAGAAAGAGGATAAAGAGATTATCGTTATTGAGGGCAGGTTAATTGATGGACTTTATAAAGTAGTTGAGAATGCAGCTAAGTTGACTGAATCGGAATACCTTGAAGTAGAGAAACACCAAGAGCGTGTCGAAGCAGAAAGAGTAGCTAAACTTGAAACTGAAAGAATTGCATTACTTGAACCATATGGAGAGATTAATCAGTTCGTTGATTTGAAATCAATGGATGAAGAAACTTTCTCTAAGTACCTGGAAAACGAAAAGTTCTCTTTCGAAGCACGCGAGGCTAAAGCTAAACAGGATGAATTAAATCGTATTGAGGCAGAGAAACAAGCTGAAGCCGATAGGTTAGCTAAAATTGCAGCTTATAAAGTAGAACGTGAACGTATTGAAAAGGAGAATGCTGAACTGAAAGCCGAAGCTGAAAAACAAGCCACCATACGCAATAAAGAACGTGAGGAAGCGGCCAAATTACAGGCAGAGAAAGATCGTTTAGCTAAGATAGAATCTGATAAACAAGCTAAAATACAAGCCGAACTAAAAGCTGAAAATGATCGCATTGCTGCCGAATTGAAAGCTAAACAAGAGGCTGAAGAAAAAGCTCATGAGGAAGAAAAGCAGCGTATACATTCCGAGCAAGCAGATAGGATTGCTAAAGAGAAAGCGGCTTCATTAGCTCCAGATAAAGCTAAGGTAAAAGTATTGTTTGAGGCTATAAAAGCTATAAAAGTTCCAGAGTTTCAATCTAAAGAAGCTATTGAAATCGGCAAAAGAGTAGAGGAAGCATTACAAATTGTGAAACAGTTAATTATTAACGATAGTAAAAATTTATTATAATCATGAGCGCAGAAAAATCACATTTTAGAAAAGTTTACAAATCAGATCATTTAGGTGTTCCAGATTTAGAGGATTTGTTAGAAGAAGGAAAACGTTTAGTTTTTACCATCAAAGAGGTTAAGCAGCAAAATGAATCAGTTGCAGGTAAAAGAGGCGATTTCAATATAGCTTACTTCCAAGAGCCTATTAAACCTTGGGTTTTAAATGCTACTAATGCTAAACAGGTAAAAGTGTTCGCTGGTGGATCTCCTTTTGTTGAGGACTGGAAAAACGTCCCTGTAGAGCTATATATTGATGCAGCCGTAAAAATGAAAGGTGAAATCGTTGGTGGTGTTAGAATTAAGCCGGTAAAGCCGCAACTAGCAGCTAAAGCGAAACCTTTATTTACAGATGCTAATTTTGAAAAAGCAAAAGCAGCAAAAGCAACTGTTGAGGCAATCGCCAAATCTTATCAATTAACAGAGGAAGTCAAAACTAAATACCTTGAATATGTTGGACAGCCAGTTACAGCGTAGTGCCGAATGGTACACTAAACGGTTAGGCCGCTTTACTTCCTCAAGAATACACGAATTGTTAGGAGTTAAAGGATTAGGTAAAACAGGTGAGTCATATGCCTTTGAATTAGCTGTAGAGCTAGTTCAAGGCAAAAACTTTGATGATGATTTCACTTCATTCGATATGCAAAGAGGTATTGAATTAGAGCCTATTGCCTTTGATAAGTTTGCGGAGTTGAAAGAGCTAGAGTTTGTCACGGTTGAAAAATGTGGATTCTTTGAGTTGAATAAAGATACAGGCGGCAGTCCTGATGGTATTGTTTCAGACAACAGCGTACTCGAGATTAAATGCCCGAAAGCAAATAAGTTCTTCAGGTTGGTTTGTGATGAGGTTATTGATCCTTGCTACGTTGACCAGATGCAGCATCAAATGTGGGTTACAGCTTCAGAGCGTGCTTACTTCTTTAATTACCTAATTTACAATGGCGTTCCCTTATGGCATGAGATTGTTGTTTCTAGGGATGAAGAAAGAATTAGTTTAATAAAGTCCAGAATTAATGAAGCTGCAATTATGCGTGATGATTTTGTTAATCAGATTTTAGAAAAACGTCAATGGCAAACTTACGAAGCTGTTTCTTGAATTCAATTAAACTAAATCACTATGCAACCCAAACAACCCAACCCCCTCGCAACCCTGCCTATTCATATCAGACAGGTACCGCGTACCAACACGTTCGTTAACTCACATACAGGCGAACGCTATTCCTACACCAAGGCGTTGAGTATTGCTCAAGCGCACACTCCCAAACCAGCACCCGACCATGCTGCCATACTAGAAAAACGTTGGGATTTGAGAATGGATACTCACGAAATTAATGAGGATGGGTTGTATATAAGGACAGCACAGGGAATTTAATTATAACATATTGCAATATAAAATATAATTAGTATATTGCATGACGGTAGTGTGGTAGCTACATAAAAACATTCATTCCATTGGGAGAAGCGACTACCACAATAGCTGATCCCGATGGAATTATTTATTTAAAGAGAATATGAAAAAACATGAGTTGCTGAAATATGCTTACGAAAACTATCCTAAAGGTACTGCGGCTTTTTGGGTTAAAGGAAAAGAAAGAATTCTATCTGGTGTTTATGAGATTTTGTTGTCAGGAGACGTTTATGATAATGAAAGTAATTTTTATGTTTATGATCAGCCTAAGTGGGCTGAAATTCTAAAAAAACCTTCAATCCTAGATGGTAAGTGCGCCATACAAGTCAATAACGAGCGCGAGTTTGGGTTGCTTATGGAGCATTACGAAAGTAAGGGGTGGGTAAGTAGGATGGGTATTAAGCCGATATTTATTTCATATAATGCTTTTTGCGATATCGATAAAATGCTTGTTTCATATAGTAATGAGTTTTGTTTACCTCATAAATTCAAAGAAAGTATTAGTTGTGATTTAGATATTGAGTATGTTTGGTCGTATATTAACCCTGATCTTTATCGAGTTATCCGTTTCGTGGACTTAGCTAAAGAAATTAAAATTATACCTCCTGCGTTAGTTATGCGTACTAATGATTGTGTTGATTTATATGAGGGGGATGAATATTATGAATGTGTTCAGTATAGAATGGCCGGTTCTTGGACTTTAATATCTAGCACTTATAATGCCAGTATAAATTCAAATAGCAGGACTCATCCAAACATGTACAAAGCATTCAGAACTAAAGAAGCGGCAGAGTTTTGGATTGAGGAACAGAATAAGCCTAAAGAAGTCACTATCAAACATAACGACAACGAAACGTCTGTTGTGTCTTTAGATCAAGTGGTTATCAGTGTGTTTGACAAAGGTCAACTAACTCATAAAACATATCTCTCAATGGATGCTGTTGAAGCTATATGGCTGGCACGCCAATCATTGCTCCAATCCCTCCAATAAACCCCCTACAATAATTAACAACCGCCCAATTTTGGGTGAAGCGCGCCACGAGTATGGCAAAATAAGTAAACAATTTAAAACGTAAACTATGCAATTAACTGGAAAATTAATCCAAACAACAGGTGTCGAGCAAATCTCTGACACGTTCAAAAAAACCAATCTGATTATTCAGACCGAACATGATACTAAGTATCCACAGGAAATCAGTATTGAGGTTCACAATGATAACATTGCTAAACTCGCAGAAGGCGGAATTAAAGCAGGTGATCTCGTTACCGTTGACCTGAATTTAAGAGGTAAGAAATACGAAAAGGAAGGTCAATCTGCAAGGTGGTTCAATACTCTAGTTTTTTGGAAATGGTCAAAAGTAAGTGATGGATCTGCAACACAAGCGGCTGTGCCAGCGTATCAAGCTGCACCTCCAATCACACCAATAGACGAGCAATTACCATTTTAAGAGGATAATCACCCCTATCAATGCCCTGTATGGAAACATACGGGGTTTTGAGTTGCCCGCCCGAACGGTTGGTGTCAAAGATTATGAGACAATTATTTGGAACAACTAGATATGTAAATGTTGGAGTTGATGTACTACCAAACGAGGAATATTTATTCCTAAGCGTATTGAATATGTGGGACTTTGATAATACTTCATTGAAGTTTTATTCTGACGATTTCACATATATAGTAAACATAACATCACGAGAAACTAATACTGACTCATATAAAGTCACAAGGGCAACCGCTCAAGACCTTGATGCTGATGAAATAGCAATGATCAACAAGCAAATATCGTAACCATGCTCACCCCCAACGCCATAACCTATTCAACTATAACGGTACATACGCCCTCCCCGTATAAGAACGCACCACCTATAGCCCACACAACAACTTGCGTAATCAGTGTAGGCGAAGATTGGGATGGATGGTTGCGAATGATACACCCACTGGATAGGATGGTACTGGCGCATTTGGGGCTGGCACAAGATGCGGAGGTAGTGTCGGTGGAGGTGCTGAAAGAGTTGGGTTGGAGGAATGGGTATAGGCCGAGGGTGGTAGTTAATGAATTAAATAAAGAGATATGAACGAAGTATATGCATTAATAGGAATTATCATTTTTTGGCTTTTATGCTTCTTGATAATAGCATACTTGATCGGGTTGTTGTATTTCAGATTAGAACGTCTATTCAATAAATACATTGGGTTGGATTCAATAAAATATTTCTTTGGTAAAAGATATAGTAGCGATTACATCAGAGAGGTTTATGGTTACTTCACTACTAAGGGAGTAAAAACAAAAGGCACCAGGGGCAGAATATTCACCTATATGCTTAAATACAGACTAAGAAATATTAAAGCAGCATGCCAGACCACATAACGCCCTTCCTCCTTTGGGCTGAAGGTCTTGATTGGGGGGAGGCCGAACCGTACGGGATTTCCGAACAGTTAGAGGTGCGTACAGGGGCGCAAACGGAAGTAAGTAAACAATTAAATATATGGGAGCAAGAAGATACACCGAAAGAGAAGAAAGGTTTATTAAAGATCACTACAGCTTTATGACCGATGAAGAAATATCATCAAAAATGAGACGTAGCGCAATGGCTATAGCTCATTTCAGACATAACAAAGGGTTGTATAAAGAGGAAGAAAATGCTTTTAGTCAATTAAATAGCGAAATATGTTTAGCTAAAGAAATATTCGCCTTAAAACATTACATATCACTAGGTAAAGGTGGAGATATTGCTATAGAACGCCTCAATTACCTGTTAGCTAAACGTAAACCTAAATATAGACCTGTAAGGCGAAAAAAACGGCCAACTCCATCAAGAGTGCTCGCAAAGATTTATTCATTAAGTCTAACGGGTATGAGTTGTGTGGCCATTGGAAAAGAGACAGGATACCATAATGTATCTGTGAATAGGTGGATTAAAGAAATCAAAGGAGTGAAATCAGGACTAACAATAACATTACCATCAAAAGTATGAACAGCAAGAAAAAAACATACCCATTGACCGAAGAACAGAGAGCGGTCATTTTATTTACCCAACGCAGAAGACGTGCTGAGCGAAAGCTGGAATTGGAAACGACAGGAACTATTGCAAAGGTAGATAGAAGAAAGAAGGAATTCCGAACTGGTGGTTATCCTAGGATACATATTTCACATCCTGAAATTGTCCTTAACCCAATACCTCGAAAGAAGAAAGTCAAAGTCGTGAAGAAAAAGAAACCAGCGCCAAAGCCAGTGTTCATCACAGCTCCTAAACCAAAACCACTGCCAAAAGAAACCCGCCTACCACAATCACCAAAGCAAACAGCACTACGCAAAGAACGCAAACCACGACCTCAAGCTTCAGTGTGCAAAATACCCACCCAAGATCCAACCACAACTAAGACCTGGATTCCTGAATTAAAGATGCATGTATTCCTACGTCCGGGACAAACTGCAGCTAGTGTGGTAGCTAAATATGCGTCAAGGCCGGGGGCTAAAATTGGTAAGTTTTGAATTTATTTATAATACATTGATATTAAAAATATAATTAGTATATTTGATTATCCAAGGTTGACAGCCTAAGACATTTAAACATTATTCCCCTGTGAACTATCTAGCGCCTACTCGGTGCGAATAAGCTGTCAACTTTAAGTTTATGGGGGAGTAATGTTATTACGCTTGAAAAAATTAAAAAATCATATTATGAAACCAGTAAAGGTAAAAATAACCTCTCAACAAGAAGCTAACACATTAAAGGGATTGCTTACTTTTTTTGATCATCCTGTAGATCATTTAATGTTCGAATGTTATTCACCAATCATGTTTTTAGTAAAAACTAGAGAAGAAAAAGATTGGATTCTCGTAAACCAAATTCACAGTATCTTATCAGAATGCGAAGAAGTGACAATTGAAGATTTTATTACAAGTATTGTATTACCCAAAAAAGCTGAATCAATCCTAGATGGTAAGTGTGCTATACAGGTATCCAACGAACGTGAGTTTTCACTTCTTATGAGTCATTACGAAAGTAGGGGATGGAAGTGGAACGGTGGGGATAAACCTAATATATCAGTCACATTAGAATACCCTTGCAATATTGAGTATGCAAATTTATTTTACCATAGTATAGATAATCTTTCAAATAGTTATAAAATCATCTCCTTCGAAGACTTCGCTTCCGAAATAGGTATTAAAGTGCCTGTATTTATCCTTCGCAGTGAGGATGGAGTTGATTTGTATGAGGGGGATAACTATCATAGGGTTTATTTTAAAAAGGTATGGGAATATGATCGTTGTTCTGATTTAAAACAGCATCATGCCGTAAATCGTAAAGACGAATTTGCAAGTAAAGCAAAAGCATTCTCAACCCGTGAAGCCGCAGAAGATTGGATTTCTGAAATGAACAAACCTAAAAGCATCCTTATAGCTGAAGAAAGTAGCTATCCTGTAGAGGTTTTTAATCATGAAATAGTTGTTAAATGTAAAACATCACATAAGCATTTAGACAACATCATAATTAGCGCAAGCGAACTAGAATCCATCTATAAAGCATACCAATCTTTACAGGAATCATGAGTTTAGAAATTCTAAAAGAAAAAACGGAAGAGATACAAGCTTGTCTCACTTTGCCTATTGATAGGTCCAACGGTGATCATGTAGCTGAAATGCTTCATCAACTCATAGTTATTCAAGACTTATGTTCTCAAGCTATGGCGCTCTCGACCATGGTGTACACTGATAAAATAGCGGAACTGTACGCATCACCCGCTTATTCTGGTATGTCTGCCACTGATAAAAAGATGGTGATTAACGGTAAAGCATCCAAAGAAGTTTATTACTTAACGCTTGCTGAAAGATTAAGTAGATCAGTGTCTCATGCTATCGATGGATATAGAAGCATTTTAAGCGATTTAAAGGCGCAAAGGAGTAATTATGCTGGAATGTGATGGGAAGAGTCTGTGAGATATGTTCCGGGCAACACTATGCAAAGAATCGCTGCCGAGTTCATTACGTCTTTCCATCTAAATTAAACCCTAAATCAATTGCTAAGGCAGTAAAACCGATAAGACAAGTATCAAGTAAGCAAGCGAAGTTAAACCGGGCATATCTGGTGATTAGGAATGAGTATATGAAAGCTCATAAAGTCTGTGAGGCAAGATTACCAGGATGCACCTATAATGCGACCGAGTGCCATCATTCAAAAGGACGCGGAGAATTTATGTTAGATCAGACTTCATATAAAGCCCTGTGCCACGCTTGCCATGTTTACATTGAGTTACACCCTAAAGAAGCGAAGATAATCGGTTTATCAGCATCAAGACTTGATATATGAGCTTTGTAACTAAATACCAAATAGAACGGGAAAAGTACTGGAATACGATAGGAATTTATTTCTGTAGTAAGGCCCGGGAAGATCAGTGTGAAAAACAATGCGAAGAGTGTAATAAATATTTTGAAAATAAACTAATTAAAGAACAAATGAAGAAATGAACAGACTCAAAGAAAAAATCAGACAATCAGGCCTCCTTAAAACTCACATAGCTGAGAAGGTAGGTGTTAGCTCATCCCATTTATCAATGATGCTTAACGAGAAGGCTACGATGCCGGAAAGCGTAAGAAACAAGATCAATGATATATTGAATTCCGTGATTAAAGCAACCAACTGAATTTCTAGGCTATAACAATTTATAAATAATTAAATATGAGCTACTCAGATAAATTAAAAGACCCAAGATGGCAAAGGAAAAGACTGGAGATATTAAGTAGAGACAACTTCACTTGTAAAATGTGTTCTAATGATAAAGAAACGCTCCATGTTCATCATAATAAATATTTTAAAAACCCATGGGATGCTGATACAAATGATTTGGAAACCTTGTGCGTAACGTGTCATTCCTTTGTTGAATTCTGTAAAACACATAAAGTCACTTATTCGAATGTTGAAGTTCATAAAAGCTTAGTTAGTAATAGCTCAGTCTATATCTTCAAGTACAAGTTAGATGAAGTAGATACTGTTTCCTTAGCCACAAATTACAATGGTTATTTCGAGTTTATTTTTATTGCCTTTCAAGATAAACTAATAAATAAAATGCTAAATCATTTGAACCATGGCTGAAAACAAGAAATCAGTATTACTATACTCTGACATGATACATATGGTTGAAAAACTCAAAGATGATCAGGCCGGGAAGCTGCTAAAACATATTTTAAGGTATGTTAATGACCAAAATCCGGTTACAGATGATCTTCTTATTGAGGTTGCATTTGAACCTATAAAACAGCAATTAAAGAGGGATCTTAGGAAGTGGGAAGAGATAAAAAACAAGAGATCTGAAGCCGGAAAAGCAAGCGCAGAATCCAAGAAATTAGCTAAAGAAAAGAAGGGTAAATCAACAAAATCAACAAGTGTTGAATCTGATCAACAAGACTTAACAAAATCAACTGTAAATGATACTGTAAATGTAACTGTTAATGATATAAAAGAAAGTATTAATACCCCATCTAAAGATGGGTTTGTAGATCCTCTTAAGTTCGTTACTTATTTCAATTCGATTGGTGATAGGCAATTCAAAGTTACAGACAAGGTGAAAGCAGCTCTAAAAGCAAGGCTTAAAGATTACACCAAAGAAGAAATTGCCAAGGCCATACAGAAAGCACACAAAGACCCTTACCACATAGAGAACAATTTCAAGTACTTAACTCCTGAATTTATTCTCCGACCTGAAAAGCTAGAAATGTTCTTAAATCAATCATCAACTACTACCGGGCTAAGTTCTACGGTAGGAGTTATTAGACCGCTAAACTGATGATAAAGAGATTAGAAAGTATTAGAGAAAAAGTTGAGACGCTTAGAAACTCAACAATACAGCGGGGCTATAACACCGGGTTTAAAGGCTTAGATGAAATTTACTCAATCAAAGAAGGATCTTACACATTCATTCTAGGATCACCAACTCACGGTAAATCAGAATTTATATTTGAATTGCTGGTAAATCAGATGAAGCAGGGTAGAAGATCATTGATCTATTCCCCGGAAACAGGAAGTGTAGAGGAAATTATTGCTGAGTTAATCCACAAAATAACTGGTAAGTCAGCATACAAAAGCAATCCGTTCCACTGTGAAGATAAAGAGTTCCAGCAAACGCTAACAATGATTGATTGGTTTTTCCTTATCGTAGACAGCGAAGACAAAGCATTTTCAATTAAGGAATTATTCGACATGGTTGATAAATTTGAGAAAGAGCATCGAGACGAAGTGATTGATTTCATAATGGCAGAACCATACAATGAGATTAAGCATGATATGGCTAGTTTCAATGGCAGACAGGATTTATACATCGAAGAATTTGTAGGGGATATTAGACGCTATTGCAAAAAGACCAAGAAACACGCTTTTATCAGCTTACACCCTACCAGCCAACAATTGGTTAATCCTGGCAAAGAAGCATATTACCCTAAACCACTACCTAGAGAGGCAGCAGGAGGTCAAGCATTGTTTCGTAAGGCAATGGCATGGATTACAATTTGGAGGCCGCCAGCGGGTTTAGACAATGGTAGGGGTGGATGCTACGAAGAGAATGAAGTTCAAATCAGTATTGATAAAGCGAAACCCAAAGGAGTAGCGACGAAAGGAGAAACAACTATGTATTTTGATTGGAAGAAAAACAGATACTTCGAACGGATCAACGATGTAAACAAGTATGCTTACGAGCATCAAAATGTTGAGGTAATCCCTGAGGATAAACCAGCTTCGGCATTACAACCAAGTCAATTGTTCGATAAAGTTCATAATCCTTCTGACGCCCCTTTCTGATATGGCTAACAAGAACATGACCCCGGAAGAAAAAAGATATTGGGAACTTTCGGAAATATACTTAGCCCAATACCAGGACTCAATAGAGCCCTCACTTAAAATTATGGTAGCAATGGGGGTAATAACCGAAATGGAATCTGACCTAGCAGAATACCACCTTAAAAACGCTGAGACTGAAAAGAGTAAACACCAAAAAGATAGACTAAGCATCCTTCGTAAGTCGCTAGACTCATTTAGCTTATCTGCAGAACGTAATTTGCAATTCAGAATGGTGATGAGCAGAATGTACCGGGAGTCCGAGCAAAAGGATCAAGCCATAACCGAACTTCAAAGAGAGATTGAATTATTGAATAAACAATTACAGGGGATATGATTAAGATTGATATTAAACCATTGAGCGTAAATGAGTGTTGGCAGGGCCGGAGGTTTAAAACTCCTAAGTACACGAAATATCAAAATGATGTACTGTTGATGCTGCCTAAGCTAATCATTCCCTCTAAACCATTTAAAATCTCATTGGAGTATGGGTTCAGTAACAAGTGCAGCGACATAGATAACGGCATCAAACCCATTTTGGACATCTTAGTTAAGAAATACGGTTTTGATGATAGAGATATTTACGAGATAGACATCAAGAAAGTAATTGTTAAAAAAGGATCTGAGTATGTAAAGTTTGATTTAACCTCTGTGCTATGATCATTGATAAATCTGGCGCATACATTTCGCCTACACCATCGTTCTTAACTGTCAAAGGTAATTTTAGTTTAGTCAGTACTGAAACACCAGAAGGAGAAGAAGATGATTGGAGTAAAACCAAACTTACTTGGCGCAACCGTTCATTAGGCAACACCCTAGACACCTTCCTACATAAAGAGTCAGGCGAGTACTTTACTTGGTCTCGGAAGCAAATAGCAAAGTGGCAAGATGAGGGGATGTTGCGCCCACTATAAAATATTTTCATAACAATTTGCAATACAAAATATAATTAGTAACTTTGTGTTACGCACACAGGAAACACAGCGGATATGAAAGCAGAGGTTTACGCAGCTAGAATTTTGAGGTATACTGATCCAGGTCGGTATGAAGAGTTTGTTCGCAAAGCATCACCAATGCTGAATGCTAAACATGTCGGTAGGGTGAAGCAGATCTACGATAACACAGTATCACTGTACGCATCCACGCTCCCAACTCAGGAGGTTAACGATATTTTCATTGGAGCAACGTACAGCGTATTTTGCCCGGTATCATTTATCCCTGCTCACAAGACAGATGGTAAAGATGCAACTGCAGTTGGTAAGCTACCCGTTGGTGTTCGTGATATCATGGCTGAATGTATTGGCCTAAAGCATGCTGAGGAAGTGAATAGATTGAAGTCCTACATTTCCAGCTGGCTTAGGCCGTTCTATACTGGTCCGAAAAGACCCTTCGAGTTGAAGGTAGATGCTGTTGTCGATACAATGCGCCCTTACTCAATTAACAAATGGGATCATCAATATGAAATGGCGATATGAGTGCAGGACGTCCTTCTTTATTTAAAACTCAAAAGGATTTAGAGAATAAAATCGAAGAATACTTTTTCTTTATTAGAGGCGAGTTTAAAGAAGTTTCTAGTATTGATGAGGAAGGAAATACAGTTAAGGAAAAAGAATTCACTAGAGATCCTGAAACACCATCTATTACGGGATTAGCATTGTACTTGGGTTTTGAGAGTCGCCAAAGTATTTATGACTATGAAAAAGATGGTGAATTTTCTTACACTATAAAAAGAGCCCGGTTAAAAGTTGAATCAGCTTATGAGCAAGCATTACTTTCGAGGTATTCAACTGGGGCTATATTTGCCTTGAAGAACTTTGGATGGAGTGATAAACAAGAGATTGACAACAAAATCACTATGGTTAAGCCATTGATCATTGATTGGGGAGAAGGTGAGTAATGCAGCCAGACATTCAGGATGCAATAGTATTCAAGCCAACTCCAAAACAAAGGGAAGCTAAGATACTTCTACAAAAAAACAGGATACTTTTATACGGTGGCGCAATTAGAGGCGCTAAGAGCCACTTTGGGTGCATGATGATCATATCACTATGCCAGATGTATCCTAATAGCAGGTGGGTAATGTTACGCAAGGATAGCGTAGTATTAAAGGCCACACTCCTAAAGACATTCAAAGAGAACTTTATTGATAAGGGATGGCAGCAGGAGATTGAGCAATTCAATCAGACTGACTTAGTGCTTACCTGGAAAAATAAAAGTCAAATCCTATTCATGGGAGAGAACTTTGATCGAGATAAGGATTTAAATAGGTTTAAAGGGCTTGAATTTAATGGAGCGTTCATTGATGAGGTTAATGAAGTGCAAGAGCTTACATTAGATAAAATTATTGAACGCGCCGGATCTTGGTTTCATAGCCCCGGATGCCCGACCAAAATACTGATGAGTTGTAACCCTACTCAAAATTGGGTTAAGAAACGGTTTTATGATAAATTCAAAGCAGGTACATTACCTGAAGGTGTAGCATATCTGCAAGCTAAGATATTTGACAATCCTCATATACCACAAGATTACTTAGACGCTTTAAAGTTGCTTCCTGTACATCAGTATCGAATTTTTGTCGACGGGGAATGGGATGTAGCAATGAAAACAGGTAATGAGTTTTTACGTGAATTTGATACAGATAAGCATATACGGCCAAATTCATGGGATATCAATAATCTGTTCCACATAAGCATTGATAACAACGTTTACCCATATATTGCTGTTACTGTGTGGCAGTTTGAAAAGAATGGATTGGGCTGGAAGATTAAATTAGTTAATGAATTACCTGCTGTTGATCCTATCAATACAGCAACTAAGGCCGGGCGTAATGTTGGGTTATGGTTAAATAAGATCGGGTATACTTCACGTGTGCTCATCTATGGTGATAAGTCAACCAAGGCACGGACCACAATCAGTGATGATAAGAAATCATTCTTTGATTTATTCACCGAGGCAATAGCAAAGGAAGGATTTAAGATTGAAGATAAGATGCTAAAGTTTGCTCCACCTGTTGCCGGGATAGCTGATTTCTGCAATGCTATATTCGCTGATGAAATACCAGGACTCAATTACGAGATAGGAGAGAACTGCAAGGAAACTATTAATGACCTGATAGAAACAAAAACAGACAGAGACGGTACGATGCTAAAGAAACGCATCACTGATCCTAAGTCTGGAGTAAGCTATGAACCTAATGGTCACTTAGTCGATACCATAAAAGACATGACAGTCTCAGCATTCAACAAAGAATATCTAGCCTTCATCAACAAGAAAAAAGGACTTGGAATCCGGGCTTTATCTGGAATTTAGTAGGGATGCAGTCGCTTTTGGATTTGCTGCTTTTAGTTGCGCTATCAAATCATCATCAACGTCCATATTAACCCAATCACCTACTGTTTGCGATTTGAATATCTGACGATGATCAATATCACACATTGCACAGAGTAATGTGAAGTCTTTCTGAAATTTATAAGCACTCTTAACTTTTATTATCATAATCTTAATGTAACATGTAAGTTACAAATGTAATAATAATTTACTAGAATATCGTAGTAAGCCACCACGTAATCATATCATATTCGCGCGAGGTAATTTTACTTCATGACTTTAAAGGAGATTCAGGAGTTATCGGCAGCGCCTAAAAAGCTATACGATAAAGTAAAGGAGTTAGCTCCTGAAATTGATATAGATGCGATTAATTGGGAGCCTGAAAATCACGGTGTGTGCAGACCAGAAGTACGCCCTATGCGTAAGGTTGATGTGCCTACGGGTGTAGATGATCCTGAAACAAATGAACCGGGTTATAAAACAGAATACCAAGAGGTAAATAGAATACCATCTGCTACCAATAAAGATATTGTATCGTGGCAGGTTAGAATGGCATTAGGTGTGCCAGTAACTTATAAAGCAAATACCACAAACAAGCAAGAAGAAACCATACTTGCTATGGTCCAAAAAACGATTTCTGATAACAAGATGGCATACCTTGACCAGCAGATTGAAGAAAAGCGTTTGATTTATGGTTATGTGTTTGAGGTATGGTATACAGAACCAGCACCAAAAGGTTATTGGGGAGATATTGCACCATTAAGCACGTTTAGAGATAGGGTAGTTATTTTATCACCAGCAGATGGAGATCAAATAGTACCGTTCTTTGATGAGTATAAAGATCTTATTGCTGTTGCTAGATTGTATACTCAAAAGATCGACGGTAAGGATGTTGAAAAGATGGAGTTGTTTACTTCTGAAACTAAAACTACCTATACATCAATAGGTGCAGATTGGCAGCTTGAAGGATCGCCAGTTAAAACGTTTTCAGGTAAATTAAGAGGTATTCTTCATGTATCTGATAGGATGCCTACAAAAGATGTTCAGGCTAAATTAGACAGAAGAGAAATTTCTGACAGTGATACCGCGGAAGAAAACTTGGCGAGCGGCAGGCCCTTATTAGTGGCTACAGGAGATATTTCAGCAGTAGGAACAAGGGCAAGTACGGGTAAAACATTTCAAATGTCTGGTGAAGGTGCAGACTTGAAATATGTAGAACCAGCAGGAGCGCAGGAATCTATTAATGAAGAGCGTAAAAACCTTATAACTGATATTTACAGAGAAACATCAACGCCAGATCCTAGTATATTCGATTCAACAGGTACAGGGGATATTCCAGGTATCAGTATTAAGTTAAGATTTACACCAGCTATCAACAGTGCATTATCTAAACAACAAGGTCCAATCGGTATTGCGCATCAAAGGCGTGTTAATCTCTTAAAGGCTGACATGGCAGTGATCAATAAATCGGTTGAATCTGCAGTGACTTTAGATATCGTTCCCGTTTTTGGCATAGCCATTCCAGAGAACACTAAGGAAAAATACGATAACGTTGTTAATCTATACGGTGCCGGGCTAATGTCTATCAAAACAGCTATCACTACTCTAGGTATAGTCGAAAACGTAGACGAAGAAATCGAAGCCATCGAGAAAGAAGTTGCAGCACGTGCCCTCCTGAACCAACCAAAACCCACACAGCCCGTATCATGAACAAAGGACAACGAACATTAGTAGCTAAACAAAAGTTCGTATCAAGGTTACGTAGGTTCGGATTCATACAAACAACGCCTACTGACTGGAATTGCTATAGAACTACAAGTACACCGTGTTCATGTTGGATGTGTAGTCCGGGTCGTGAGCTAGTGAAAGGGGTTAAGAAGCGTAAACGTGCCGAACTGGAGGCTGAATTGAAGCATAGTGAATATTTTAATTAACCACATAAGATATGAAAGACATCATCGTTAAAGGAGGAACCGTCATATGAAACACTTCACCATCACACTAGGGATTGGCATTACGCAATTGATTATGGAATACTGGGTGGTCGCAGAACCCGAACGCAGACACCATCCGCATTACTATGAACCGAAGCGGAAATAGCTATCCTTTCTTTAACTCTTTATACTTAGCCTCAATCAATACCTCTATAGTTTTAGCCTGACTACGTTTGTCAGCCTCACATATCTCTTTTAGCTTATCTATAATAGATTGATCCGTTTGTATGCTAAGCACCTTTTTACCTTCTTTCATGCCGTAAAGGTATATAAAAAACGTACAAGTAAAAATAAATTAAAAATAAAGTATAAATAATTTGCATACTAGTATTTTACTTGTATATTTGAATAAGCAAAATAAAAAGCATTATGAAAACTCAACTAGACAAATCGCAATTAGAAGCAGCTAAAATATTTGGTGTTAACGATTTCAATAAAGGAATTAAAGCAGCACCTTGTCTTAGTAAGAACTGCATGTCTCTTGTAGAAGTTAATCAACACATCAAAGGTGCAACGGTTGCTATCATAAATGCTTGGACTAAAGGTTGGCATTTAGCCAACTTATCTGCTTAACTGTGGACTACTTCACTAAACTTAAACTTTGGGCTTGGTATGAATCATATTACCAGCCTGAAAAGCTGATCAAAAACGAGTTAATAGAACATGGATTTAAGCAAAGATACTTCAACGGTCTATGTCGTGATTTGACTGAAAAAGGTCAATGTGCTATATCAAAGTTTGACAGTACCATAGGAAGACAAATCTATTTTAAAGAAGATCCAAATCATATATTATGAAAACAGAA